CACGAGGGCAGTTTCGACGCCATCTACGAGGAGGCAACGCGGATGAAGGGGGATCTGGCGGCTCTGAAAGCAGCTCTGGCGGCGCGCTGGGAAGAGCTGGTGGCCGGCGCCCGGGGAGAGAATGAGGAAGTTGGAGGCAAGCGATGAATATGGATCTGAAAGAGGACAAGGGCGCGCCGGTGATGATCTCGCGGGTGCGAACGTTCAACGTGGAGCGATTCGCGCACCGGTTTCGGGCGCGAATGGTCGGCGCGGCATTGCTGACGCTGCTGTTCCTGTGTGCGATGATCTACACCGTGGCCCGGTTTCTGGAGAGCAATCTATGAACGGCGATGGCAACGGCAAGATCGAGGAGCTATCACATGAGGCCCGCGACGTCTCGGCGCTTGCCCAGGCGTTTCAGAAAATGGCTGAGCAGGCCGAGAGGCTGGCCGAGAGTGGTGAATCGAACGCGATACGTTGCATCGCGGCCGGAGAGGCGATGGCGTACAAGATGACGGCCAAGCGCATCCGGGAGGTGATCGATCCCTCGGTGAGGCGGCCGATCCAGATCGATACCGACGCGCTGATGGTGATCTACGATTCACACATCCAAATGCTGGAGGGCCTCCTGGCCAGTCAGATTGAACGAGATAATGGCAAAGATAAGCCGGCGTGACGTGCGCCGCGTGCGCCGGGCCCTGGCCGAGATCGACGATCTGCGCGAGCGGAATGACCTGGTGCAGGGAGCCGTAAAGACCGCAGCGGTTGGGAACAAGGCGATCTTGTTGATGGCCACCGTCCTATCTAATTACATCAAGATGATGGGGCAGCCTACTGCCCTGGAGTTACTGGCAACCCTGGGTTGGTGGCTGATCGAGAATGGGGCCCCGGATGATCAGCATTGACCGGGAAAGGCTCTTTCTCCTGGCCTTCCTGGATGCGTTAGGGATCTTGTGGCCGCTGTTCTATCTGCTGCTCGTGTGGGGATCAAGGGAGAGAAAAGGCGAGCCAGTAGGCTCGGAAGGCGGACCGATAGGTCTGGAAGGAGCTCGTATGGCAGGAATTCAGGTGAAACCGGAGCCATGGTGCCCCGAGTGTGGGGCCAAGATGAGGTTGAGGCGTCCCAAAAAGGGACAAGATTGGCAGCCATTCTGGGGATGTTCGCAGTATCCCGATTGCGAGGGGACACGAGGAATCGCCGAGGATGGCACGCCGGTGTATAACGAGGAAAATCTATCTTAGGAGGTTCGAGATGCCACAGGGAAAAAAGCTGGATGAGAGTGTGTTGAGCGTGGAAGAGTTTACCAGGTTGCGGAGAGACGAGGGGTTGAGTTTCGAGGCGATTGGTAAGAGGATAGGGTATGCGGGCGGCACGGTCGGTGCATATGCCCGGCGGGTGCTGCCGTCGGAGCTGTGGGGGCGGGGTGAGCGATCGGGGAAAAAGACCAAGCCGGTCTCGCGAATGGACCAGATCAAGGCCGAACTGAAAAAGGCCCGCGAGGAGGCCGAGGGGAAAGTCAGGCGAGAGCTGACCAGGGCTACTAAATGCGAGGAAGTGGACAAAGAGGCATCGAGGGGGACCAAGCCAATCGTGACCACTTCCATTGTACAGGCCCCGGCGCACGACGAGGTGGCAAAGTCGGCGCTGGTTCATTTTGCCCAGAATTGCCTCGGCGAGGGATTGTTCGTCGCCGCCGGCGGCAATGATACGGCCGCCGCACTGATCTCCGGGCCCGGCGGGCTGGAGGATCTGTTGGTACAGCAACGATCCCACCAGGCATGGTGTGATTTCCTGGCAGGGCTGGCGCCCAAGGGAGAACTGGACCGTTTGGCCAGCCTGGTGCCGCCGTTTTACGTACGCAACGAGGCCGATCGCCAGGAGTATCTGCAACAGATCGCCGCCGGCTACGTGGTGGCCACCCGGCGCGCGCGGGAGGCGGCGCGGCGTTTTTTAGCGGGCGAGGGCCGGCCGGTTTTGGATCGATTCACGGTGCGCAAGCTCGAGGTACTGGCCCGGCTGGCGCGTTGGCTGATCGCGAGGGAGAAAGGGAGCGTTCGATGACAGAGAAATTGGAGCGCGTTCCCCTGACGCGGATCGTGCCGTCGCGCTGGCAGCCGCGGGAGGCGGCGTTCGATCCGGAGAGCCTATGGGAGTTGGCGTGCTCGATCAAGGAGCACGGCCTGATCAACCCGGTGGTGGTGTTCCCGGTCAACGTGGCCGAGGATGATCCCGAGCCGTGGTACGAGCTCGTCGCTGGGGAACGGCGCACGAGGGCGGGGTTGGGCCTGGCCTGGGCCGCGCTCGACGACCAGGTCACCGAAAAGGAGGCGGTCGAGGCCCTGGCGGCGGGCGGTCTGACGTCACTACCGGACCATGCGCGAGAGGCGCTGGCTATCGGTGGGGATAACATCGAGTGGGCCAACGGCTGGAGTCACATCCTGGCCCGCGTCGAATCCGGCGAAACGGCCGAGGACCTGCAGCGATTGCACCGGCTGGCCATCGTCGAGAATATCGAGCGCGAGAGCCTAAGTGCGCTCGAGGAGGCGCGTGGCCTGCAGGGCCTGGCCGATGAGTTCGACTGGAGCCAGCGCGATCTGGCCAGGCACATCGGCAAAAGCCAGAGCTACGTGGCCCAGCGGCTGAGCCTGCTGGGTCTGGCTCCGGAGGCGCAGGAGGCCGTGAGTACGCGCGTACTCACGGCGACGCACGGCCGGGCCATCGCTGCGGTGCCGGAGGCGCTGCAGCCGGTGGTGACCGAGCACGTGGCGGCGATGGTATCGCGGGACGATTCTCCGGCGACCACACGTCAGGTGCAGAACCTGACCCGTCAGGTGGCGGCGTTCGTGGATCCGGCGCGCTGGGAGCCGAATGGGGAACGGGTTTACTTGCCGACACAGCGCAACCGGTTGGCATTGGTCAAGTGGGCGCTGGAGCGGGTCGACCTAGAGGCCTGTGCCGAACGACTGATGGGGCTGCGCAGCGTGGGTTACAGTGGAGACAACGTGTTGGGAGGAAAGCCAGTCGCGGTGGTTACGACATACCTGAGGGAGATCCTCGATGCCCTGCTGGGAGACGGACGGTCGCACGATTGGTGGGAGGAATTTGCCCACGAGGTAGGGCGTACGTGTGAGCACTGTGTTCTTTACGAATACGAGGTAGATGGCACAGACCCGGATTCGTCTATGGAGGCATATTGTCCACAATGGCGGGACGAGATAGGCCATCTCGAGACGTGCCAGGGGTTCATCGGCTCGGATCATCCGGTAGTCATCCCGGTGGGAAAGTGGCATACGACCGATCTATTCGAGGAGGTGGGCGCAGTTCTCGAGGAGGGGGAGACCTGCCGGTATATGCGATCGATCCCGGATTACGTGAAGGCCTACGAGCTGGCGGCCGAGCTGGAACGGTCACGGCGCATCGAACAGGAACAGAAGCGTGAGACGGGCTACCAGGACGACATCCGGGCGTTTATGGATTGGGTGGGGACGCTGCCGGGCGAGATCCACGCGCATTTTCAATCCCAGGTATGCGGAAAGTGCGCTAACTGTGCGCCAGCGTGCGATCCGCCCTGTGTTTTCACACAGGAACCATTGGGGAACCAGTGGTCCAGATACGGGCCACGATTCGCAGTACTGGTGGATCAGGAAGGACAATTGTATCCGCGCTGCTCGGAGTTTGCCTATGCCAATACACCGGAATTGCATCAAGAAGGGGCGCGATTTGGCCGCAAGGTACAGGCAGCCGAATGGCTGGAGGCAATTGCCGCGGGCCGTGGCTACAATAACTCGTGCGTGGGCCTGGTCGGGGTGCTGCGCTGGCTGGATTATGGCCGAGCGCCGGAGGAGGACAAATTCGACAAGCTGGCGTCGTTCGTCAAGCGAGAGTGGGACGAACTAGGCGGCGATTCGGCGGTGGCCACGCTGATCGACGTGGCATTGCACGAGGTGAAGGCGACGAATGCCAGGTCAACGCTCAAACTGCTAAACGCGGTCACCGGAAAGATGGAAACTTTCGCAGCGGCGACATTCGAGACGGTGCGAGAGGGCAAGGATCCGCAGGAGGGCTATTATAGCTCGTGGCCGAAGGGCTGGCCGGCGCCGTGGGTGTCGACGGATGCGGAAGAGACCGAGGAGGTAGAAGGTGAAGGCTAGCACAGGTTGCGCTTCTCCTGACAGTACACTCACCCTGGAGCGACTCAATGAAGCGATGGCGGTAGTCGCAGGTGCTCCTCCAGTTCTCAAGGCGATATGGCTGATTGATCGTCCTGGATTCTACGTGCAACTAGATGCACTGTTCAACTATCGGCGCGGTGCATCCGCTGACCAAGGATACGTTTTACCATTTGATGGCATACCTATCTATCAATGCACTCAAAAGGCTATAGCCGCGACGGTCGCGCAAAATCTCTCAAAACTCGACCAGTCGCAGATTGACAAGCTGTACCCGTTCCGCGAGCCTGGTATATGGTTTGAGATGAGCAAGGGCCCGCATAAGCAACTGCTTTTTGTAGATGGTCATCCGAAACTCGTGAATATCGAGGATTAACTGGGAGAGTGCGGGAGGTATCTTGATGGATACGGAGAGGGGAAACCCGTGACGGATTATGAAGATCTTTCAATGCCAAAGTCGAAGGGTGATCGCTGCACGTGCGGCTGCTGCCACGTTCCGGACTATGGAGCGTGTAACAAGTTCGTGCGAGGACTGGTGGCCGCTGTGTCTACTGCGATCACGGGAAGGAATGCCATCCCGGAACGGGCGAATTTCACAATGGGCCTTTAGGACCCAGAAGGAGAGCGAGAATGCATCACGAGCGAATACCAAGCGATGAAACGATGATGGCAACTTTGAAAGCAAAGCTCGACAGGGAGCAATTGGAGAAGCTGGGGCCCACGGGCCGGTTTCCCGAGGGTAAGCTCACTCCTAACGATGAAGGTGAGATCGCCTTCGCCGTCGGAGCGCTCAAAGGAAAGGTCGTCGTCAATTTCGGTTCACCGGTGGCGAGTTTAGGGATGAGCCCGGATCAGGCGCGCAAGCTGGCCGGGTCTTTGCTCGAAAAGGCCAATGCTATAGAGCCATCGAAGGCGAAGAAACGGCGTGGGCGTCGGCGCGATTAGGAGGAAATGCGCTTTCCGGATCACCATCTTCTTCGGGATGCTGAAATCCGCCTTTGCTAGTCAAGATTAGTTTACAAGGAGAAAGTGCAAATGAAAGGGTACAAATCATCAGAAGTCTACGGCAAATTGAAGGCAGCGCAGAAGCGATTCGAGCGACTGTTGGCGGTGGTGAATATTCCAGGAAAGGCACGCGATGAGATAATCAGTGCCAATACGTCAATCAAGGCAGCGGTTGCAGAGTATGATCGACTGAGAGAGAAGAAGCAGGATGACTCGCAGGCGGTTTAGCTAGTCTAGGTATGGCTTCCAGGTCACCATCTTCTTCGGGATGCTAAAAAGCGCATCCCTCATCAGATCGTGACCTGGTGGGGATCGCCTGAGACCCTGACGGCAGGCGCGCCGTGCCGCTGGCGCGGCACCGCGCGCGAACGGAGGTGGCGGAATGACTGAACAGATTGAGCGCGAGCGATATACCATCGGCGGTGACTTTGCCTGGGAACAGGTCCAGCCTGCTGCATTCCTGATGAAGGATGGAAGGGTAATCGAGTATCACCTCGACTTCGTCACGGCCAAGTGTGGCTGCCGGTTCCTGGTGGGCAATGTGGCGGTAGGCCAGGAGATCGCCGACGGCGTATTCGAGCTCGTGGCAGAGATACCGCAGCTTGAGCCGCCGGAGACACCATCGGTATGGGCGCACGAGCACGTGATCGACCCTCACGCGGACGAGTGCCTGGCGATGAGAACACCGAATGATTTCGAGGATGCCTGGTGGACCTCATAACAGCCCAGATAATCGCCGACGACGTGCTTTTCCGCCTCGAGCCGGCCTGCGAGCCGGGCTACTGCGTCATCGCCGGCAGCGTGCGGCGCGAGGCGCCGGAGGTGAAGGACATCGAGCTGGTCTACATCCCCCGGATGGTCGACGAATCGTTGGACCTGTTCACCACGGCGCCGGCGCCGATGACGCTGAGGCTGTTCGCCGATCTGATAAAGAAGGGCTTCTGGCAGCTCGATACCCTGGTCAAGCGCGACGGGGCCAAATACAAGCGCTTCGTCCACCTGGCCAGCGGGATCGTCGTCGAACTGTTCCGGGCACAGCCGGAGAACTGGGGGCTGCAGCTGGCGATTCGCACCGGCCCGGCGGTATTCAACAAGATCCTGGTCGACCGGATGCACGGTGCAATGCCGGTGGATATGAAGATGGAAGGCGGGTTCCTGTGGCGGCGAGGCCTGCGGGTGAACACGCCTACCGAAAGGGGCTTTTTCAAGGAACTGGACCTGCCCTGGATCGAGCCTCCGGAGCGGACGGCGGGCCGGCTGTGGGAGATCCTGCGAGATCGCCGCGCTTCGTATAGTAAAGATGGTAACCCCCCTATGAGCAACACCGGACCAAGTTAGCCAGTAGATTGACACAAGTCGGAGGTTTCGCCCTTCTCTGACTGCAAAAACCTACAAAGTAGACATTTTACTATGAAACCAGAGAAACCAGACCTGATTTGGAGCGCAACACTCGGCGAACTGCAGCTACAGATGACGCAGGCCACGTTCGATACCTGGCTGCGGGGTACAAAGTTCCTCAGGCTCGAGGACGGCGCCTTCGTCGTCGGCGTCAAGAACGCGTACGCCAGGGACTGGCTGGAGCACCGGCTGCTGGTCACGATCGAGCGCACGCTAGCCCGCCTGGCCGGCCGGCTGCTGGGTGTGCGGTTCGAGATCGACGAGGCAGTCGCGGAGGAGGCCGAGGACCTGGAGCAGGCCGGCGAGCAGCTCGCCAGAACGGAGGCCGCCGCAGCGAGCGCCTCCTTCGAGCTTCCCTCCTACGACGTCCACGATGCCGGGTGGTTCAAGGTCGGTGAGTATGAGCGGCGATTCTGGGTGCCGGCGCTGGGCCGCGTTGCCTGGGGAGTGATCGAGGTCATACGCAAAGAGGACCGGCGTAAGAAAAAGTCGGAATGGACACCGTCGAAACGCTATTCGGCGCCGGCGCTGGCCGAGCAAGTGCCATGTGGCCGGCAGGCTCTGCTCGGGGTCAATCGTAGCTGTGAGGCCGAGGATCTGCCCGGGCTACGGGATAGATACGACGTCGCCCAGGATGACGGCCGGTGGCGGTATTACCAGCCGGGTGCCTTCGACCATCTCCAGGAGCTGGGTCTGGCCCAGATCGAGCGGCGGGGTGACGGCCGGCACACGACATACTGGATCTCGGTTCGCAACCAGCTTGGCTTGCTGCCGCCGGCGCTGGCGATGGCCTTGCCCAGCCGGCTGCAGGTGCAGCACGACCAGTGGCTGGCGGATCACGATTTCGATGCACGGGAGTGGGATATTGAAAGCGGAGGCAAAGATGAAGATGGCTGAATTGGCTGAATTGACCGAGGGAATCCTGGATCGCATTCGCGCTGAACGGGATAGACAGGATGCCAAGTGGGGTATCCGAGTGCATACGCCCTATGGGTGGTTGCTGATCCTGCAGGAGGAGATCGGCGAGGTGGCCAAAGCTCTCCTGGAGGGCGCCGCGGATGAGGCCTTCGACGAGCTCGTCCAATGTGCGGCGGTGATCGTCGCCTGGCTGGAGCAATGGAGCATCCAATCCAAAACATAGCCCCCTAGCGGTGCAAATGCACCATATATCCGGTGCAAATGCACCACTAGAAACACCACCGACGTGCGCAAGCTCTTTTTTTGCGCCGGTGGTTATGGTGCGCAGGTAGCATCAGATCACCAACAACACGCCGCCGCACACCGGCCGGCCACCGCAAATGTGGTGCAGGGAACGGCATATGTGGTGCAAATGCACTCACCCAGGGAGACAAGAAAAGAAGAATATCCCTAAGAAGAAGTATTCATGATACTCAAGAAAGGAGTACAGAGCGATGATAGCAATATCGTTTGGTAGATGGCAATCAGCAAGCGGGATGGTTTTCACCCGCCGTCGGCTCTATCTGCGCGGGTACAAATGGACGCCGTTTGTACGCGTGGTTTTTCGCTATTTCGAGCCACAGGGCATTGGAGATTGGTTGCGGATCCCGCTGGGGCTTGTCGGCTACGTTTTTGCCTGGGCCTGGACGGAGAGCTGGCGGTTGTGGCTCAAATGGAAGCATCGCTGGCTGCGGAAGGTGGATCCTATGGGTTATCACTGGCGAGTCTCTTGTCCCGGCGGGGGCCGGCATACACAGCCGGATCCAGTTCTGTGCCACCGCTGCTTTTGGGGCGGCCCGGTGCGTTGGTTGGTTCACACCTACACGGCGTGCGGAGAGGACGACGTCGAGCCGGTGGATGAATGCCCGCATTGTGGGATGGAATTGTAGACGATGATCATCTCGTTTGCCTGGACGACGCCGGCGGTAAAGGCACGGCGCAAGACCTGCACGAGGCGCGATTGGAAAGAGGTCTACTTCCAGCAGTGGGTGCAGGCCTACCGCGCCGGCCGCTACACGCACGATGCCTACAACAAATCCCCTCGCTGCGGCGGGCATAAGTTCGGCGAGATCCGGCTGGTGTGCGAGCCGTACCGGGAGGCACTGCGGGATATGCCGTTGGAGGACCTGGTGCTCGAGGGCGGCTATTGGAACTCGAAGGCCGAATTTATCGAGTTGTTTGGCGGGGATCCGGACAAGCGGGTCGTGGTGGTGCGGTTCTACTTGCTGCGGTTGACGACAGCGGCGACGGGGCAGCTGGCACTGCCGGGGCTCGATGTGATATAATCTAGGTTGACACATTTGTTCTGATCTGCTATACTGGTGTCATCAATTGAATACCGCTAACTTTCAATGCGCACGTCTCCCTTACTCGAGCGCTCTACGGGAGGCGTGCGCTTTTTTGCGTTCCTCCCCTCACATTTCCTCAGGAGGTTCGCGATGACGTTCGATACCGAGTTGGTTATCCAGTTCCTCACCTGGTTCGTCTCCGCCGGCGCCGGCATCCTGGCTTATTGGCTCCTGGCGCGTCCTATCCTCATAGCCGTGTTGGCCGGCTGGGCCGGGTGGACAGAGCCTAACCTGGCCATCTCCCTGGCGCTGCTGAAGCGGCTCGCCGCCGGCGTGCTCGGCCTGGTGCTCTCGCTGGCCGGGTATCTGGTTATGGCCGGCCTGGGGTTCGCTCAGATGCCGGCCGGCATGCTGGGTTGGTTGGGTCTGATCATCACCATGACCGGCTTGCATTTCCCCATCTCACAGCTGATCCACGGCGTCAGAGATCTTAATCCCGATCATCTCCAGGGGCGCTAGATGTCTCCCGAAGAATGGGAGAAGGAGCGCGCGAATGTCCTCAAGGGGCTCGCTCTGTTGGAGCAGACGGTCCTTGCTTTGCGGAAGGACGTCAAGGAGGCGCTTGGGGAACTGAAGTCGGCCGCTGCAGAGCGGCAAAAGCAGATCGACACGCTATTGCTTGAACACGTGGCGCGCTGCGTCGTCGTCGATAACCTGGTAGCGCTGATGGAGAAAATGGAGACGAACATCGAGAAAAAGGCCGACCGGGTGGATGTACAGGCGCTGGAGAAGCGCATCCAGGCAATCGAAAAACTGATGCCGGCGGTCAGGATCGTAATGTGGGTCGGGGCGCTGTTGGGCGCCTCGATCGTCGCGTTAATCTGGGCCCTGATCACCGGCCGGGCTCAAATCGTGTTTCTGTGAGTGTTATGAGCGAGACGATACAACCCCCATTGCTCGAGGATATCGACATCGCACAAGGCCGGCGGGGCGTGCTGGTCGACGCACTCGAGGAGTGGCTGGAGACGGAGGCGCCGCGGGTATTGGGAGTCGAGGCGGCGGCTTCCTGGACGGAGGGGTATTGGATCCTGCGCCGCCGGGGCGTGCCCCACCGCGACGCCATGCTGGCAGTGTGGTTGAGTCTAAGCAAGGATGACCGGGGCGTGATCGGCACTCGCGAGGAGCTGGCCAACGTGATGGGGGTCTCGCGGGCGACGACGTACGATTGGGAGGCCAAGCGGCCGGAGATCCGGCGTTGGGCCGAATTCTTGCAGGTGCTGCGGATGCGGGGCAACCGGCTGGCCGAGGTGGACGAGAAGACGTACGACGTGGCGGTCTCCGAAGACAGTTCGGCTGCCGATCGCAAGCTGTTTTATCAGCGCGCCGGCGTGTGGGAGGACAAGGAGGTCCTGAAGGTCATCGAGACCGGCGACGTCGAGGAAGGTTTCTTCGATCCCATCGAGTGGGAGCGCAAGGCACGTGAGCGTTTGAGGAAGATTCAGGAGATGGACGAGTGTGCAGATACAGACGCCTAAATGCCTGTTCGCGATCGAGAACGTAGATATCGAGGCGGCAGCCGGCTTGGCCGGCGTCGCCTATGAACCGTACCAGATCACGTTCCTTAACAATTCGACACGATTCGGCATCGACGTCAAGGCGCGCCAGGTAGGCTGGTCGTTCACGGCGGCGCTGGATGCGGTGTGTGACGGGGACCTGAATCCCGGCACCCCGCATATCTTCGTCTCGGTCAATCTGGACGAGGCCAAGGAAAAGATCCGCTATTGCCGAGCCATCCTCGAGGCGATGCGCCCAGACCGGCGGCCGGAGCTGGTCCAGGAGAGCGTGACGTCGCTGGAATTCGCCAACGGCAGCCGCTACGTGAGCCATCCGTGCCGGCCTCCCCGCGGCAAGGCGCGCGCGCGCATCTACCTGGACGAGATGGCCCACTACCGGGAGGGGTTGGATCGGGAGATTTACACCGCGGCGCTGCCGGCCACCACCAAGGGCGATGGATACATCAGGATCGGCTCCAGCCCCCTGGGTGCCGGGGGTTTGTTCTGGGAGATCGTCACTCAATCCCTGCGGGCCTACCCGGGCTATAACGGATGGCGGCATCTGATCCCGTGGTGGAGCGTGCACGCGCTGTGTAACGACGTGGGGATGGCCAGGCAGCTGGCGCCGGCGATGGCTACCGAGGAGCGGGTGTATACGTTCGGCACACCGGCGCTGGTGGAGATCTACGAGAATATGTTCCTCGAGGATTTCCAGCAGGAGTACGAGTGCGCGTGGGTCGACGAGGCGGTGGCGTGGATTCCATGGCCGATCATCAAGCGCAACCAGGATCCGGATCTGATATGGTGGCACGCTAAAAGCGTTGACCAGGCGCTGGAGATGATCCCTGAGATATTAGCGGCCATCGAGGCCAAACGGGTGGAGCAGGTGCTGGCCGGTGGCATCGATGTCGGGCGCAAGCGGGACCTGACGGAGTTGATGCTGCTGGGCAGGGGGACGACCAACCAGCTGCCGGTGCGGTTCTCGGTGAGCCTGGATCGTGTCGAGTTCGACGACCAGAAACGGTGTTTCGAGCAGATCATCACACGTCTACCGGTGTCACAGGTTCTAGTGGACCAGAATGGCATCGGTATGCAGCTGGCAGAAGATTTGGGCAAGGCCACGGGCAAGGCGCAGGGGGTGGATTTCACCAACGCCACCAAAGAGTTGTGGGCGGTAGAGGCGCGGGTACAGGCGGAACGGGGCAACACGCCATTGCCGACAGATCGCGAGATTGCGTACCAGATCCATAGCATCAAAAAGAAGGTGACCGCGGCCCGAAACAATGTCTTCGATTGCGAGCGCAACGAGAAACATCACGCCGACAAATTCTGGGCGTGGGCGCTCGGGGTGTGGGCCGGCAGCAACACGCCGGTGCAACAGGTCGCGGTGGTGAAAGGCAAATTATACGGCAGCAGCCGTCAGAGCAGTGGAAAGAGGAGCAGACGTGGCAGATAGGCAGCGTCCCGCAAAAAGAATACGCGAGTTTATAACCGGCGGAATGCGCGTGGTGCGCGAGATGATCGGGCGCTACGTGGCATCGGCGGCGGCTCAGATGTCGCTGTTTCGCTCGCGATCGCGGATCAAGACGATCGACGAGACGGTCCCCGACTATGAGTTCTACGACCGCCTGCGCCGGGGTAAGGCCAGGGGCTACACGTTAGGCGGGCTATTCTCCTCGCGTATCGAAAAGGTGTTTGCAGCCTGGGTGTTGGGATCGGGGGTCGAGGTGACCCTGGTAGAGGATGCGGGGGACGATCCTGATAACCCGGTCAATTACACCAACGGTCTGCTGGCCGATTTCATCGCTGCGCTGCTGACCGACCAGCAGAATGACGACGAGGATATCGACGACGCCGGCGGGTCGCTCCTGATGCGATTATACCGCGACCACCTGGGCCTGGGCGACCAGTACGTGATCGTCAACGCCGACGGGTCGCTTTCGGTGCCCTCGCCGGATACGGTCACCGTCGAGCGGGACGAGCTGGACTACCGGCGCGTGTTGGCGGTCAAAGTGGAGACCAGGACAGGCCAGCACACGATTATCGACGAGTACCGCGCCGATGGGCGCACGGTGACGGTCAAAAAGGGCGCGCAGATCGAGAGCACGGAGGAATACGACAATCTGCTGGGCATGATCCCCGTGGTACACCTGGCCCACGAGCGCGGCCGAAACGAGACCAACGGACACTCGATCCACGAGGCGCTGCGTCCGCTGTATGATCAATACGACGACGTGATCTACAAGCAGCTCGACGGGGCCAAGCTGCTGGGCAACCCGCTGCTGACGTTCGAGGGGATGGAGGACGTCAGCTCGGTTAAAAACGCCAACGCGCCGGCGACGCAGGATACATACACCGATAAAGACGGCACGACGCAGACGCGGGACCAGATGGAAATCGACAGTAATGCCGTCTTTCTGGTGGGCAAGGGCGGCTCGGCCAAGTTCATCGGGCCTCAGGTGGGATTCAGCGCTGATACCCAGCAGGCGCTCAAGACGCTGTTTTTGCTGGTGCTCGACTACACCGGGATCCCAGAGTTCATCTGGGGCAACGAGCTTTCGTCCGCCAGGGCTAGTGCCGAGGTGCAGCTCGACCAATGGGTGCGCGACGTGCAGGGCCGGCAGCGGGATGCGCAGGGGTGGCTGCTGAAACTGTGCCGGCTGTGGCTGCGCACGCGCGCGTGGGTTGACCCGGGGGTGGTGATTGGCAATCTACAGGCTGAATGGCCGGAGTTGCTCGGAGAGGACGATGAGGTCCTGCGCAAGAAGATCGAACTGGGCCTGCGCGAGAACCTGCTGACGCGGGCCACGGCGCTGGCGCTGCTGGGCCTGGTCGACGATCCGAAGAAGGAAGTTGAAGAGGCGGAAGCGGAGGCGGACGCCAGGCGGGAGGCGCTGTTTCCCGAGGGGGATACATTCGATTTCCAGCAGCGGTTGAACCAGGAGCAGGGCGACGATGGCCAAAACGTACAAGGCGCAATTGCTTAATATCCTGCGGGATAACGAGCGCCAGATGGGGCAGCTGTTTGGGGGATTAGCCGCTGCTATCGGCCGCCAGGTTCTGCGCGCCGCCGGCCCGGATGGAACGGTGGCGCGGGACGAGCTGTATAGTTTGCAGCGCCTCGCCGGCGACCAGGTGATTGCCTTGTTCCTGAGCCGGGACCGCCACGGCCGGCAGGCGGCGCTCGACGAGCTGCCCGACGGCTCTGTATTCCCCCTCTCGCCCTATGCGCGGGTGTTGTGGGACAAGGTCGAGCGGGCGACGCGGGTGTCGGTAGAGCGTGAAGCGGCTGTGATGGCGCGCTATCTGACCAGGGCGCCAGAGGTGGCCAGCGCATTGCGACGGGCCACGCGCAACCCGTTTGAAATAGCGCAGCGGGTGGTTGCAGAGCAGTTCCATCCCAATCCGCTGGCGGCTTACGATCCGGCGCACCTGTGGGTAGACCCGAATGGCTACCGGCTCTCCGATCGCATCTGGCGCGCGGCGGGGGTGACCCGGCGCAAACTGGACCTGTACCTGGAGAGTGCAGTGATTCAGGGCAAGGGTGCGCTGGAAATGGCGAGGGAATTGGAGCAGTTCCTGCACCCCGGCCGGCACATACGCACCAGGGCGCCTTATGGCACCGATGCCAGCTACGACGCGATGCGTTTGGCCAGGACGGAGATCAGCCGGGCGGCTGCCAGCGCGCAGGAGATGAGCGCGTTGATGAATCCATTCGTGGTCGGGGTAGAGGTGATATTGAGCGCCAGCCACGTCAAGCCGTGTATTTGCGAGGAGGCGGCGTCGGCGGGCGCGTTTCCGAAAGACGCGATCCCGGCACAGTACAGGATACCGATGCACCCGCATTGCATGTGCACCTATCGCAACGTGATGACGGACGATCCGAATGGGATATTGGACGAACTGCGCCGCGAACAAATCGGCGGGGCCAGGGACGACCTGCTGGCGATGGTCGGGCCGCTGATGGTAGAACGGTTTACCAAGATGCTGTTGCGGGGGTGGCGGCGGATATGAAGAGGGTCTGTCTAGGGAGATTGGTATGCCTAAGAAAGTAGAGTTTCATCAAGCAAACATCGTTGTTCTCGTGCGCGTTCTTGATGGCGACAAATCAGACGGATTGCGCCAATTCCAAACGGGTGTAATTCTCAACACAGACGCCGAATGGTCTGACGTGCGCCAGAAAATTGACGACACGATAGCTGAAATACAAAATGGACTTGACGATGGCACTGGCGATTAGTGGACTTGTTCGCGTACAGGATATGGTCGACTACGGCTCTGCTTTGACGTGGGCAGGGCTGCAAACGTTCAACGCGGGGTTGGCGGTTGCCAGCGGGCAGGTTGCTACCATTGAGCGCATCAACGCCGTGGATGGCGATGGGTTGGCGTTGTATGACGACGGCGGGAATCTTGGTGTAATTATCAAAGATGGCGGCAGTTTAATAGTTAATGAAGATATTGGCCTAGACCAAGATTTGGTTATCGGGGATTCCGCTGGTCATCCTGTCCTGTTCCTTGCTGAGTCTTCAAGCCAGTATGGGCGTATAGAATGGAATGACGAGTATTTGCGACTAGGCACGCGCAGAGGGGCAATCGTAGACGAGACGACGCTTGTCCTCAAAAATGGGCTTGTAGGCATCAACGAAACCGCCCCCGGCGCACAGCTACACGTCAAGTCATCGGGCGCGGCTGTGATAGGGCAGATTATCGAGCTTGCGGCGACACCTACAGCCAATGCCTTCGAAATCAACACGAATGGCGCGGGTGGCGGGGATTTGGTCGTGGTGGATGCCAGCGGGAAACTTGGCATCAATGCGACAACACCAGCAGGAAAAGCACATATCGACCAACCTTCCGACACTGGCGCAATTCCCGTACTCGTACTAGACCAGGCCGACATCAGCGAGGGTTTTATCAATTTCATCGGCTCGGATCGTGGCGTCATTACAGGTGCGACAAACTCGGTGGCGAGTGTACGGGCTGAGTTGGGCGGGACAGTTTACCGACTGGCCCTATATGCCGACGCATAGGAGTGTGATCAATGGCAGTATCAACAAATCGCTCGGTCGATAATGGCGACGTAACCTATACCATCGTCGTGACAACGGGACAGGTTCACGGCGATGAGATGGCAGAGAAGGCGGCGCGATATGTCTATCCTGTGCGGTATCAGCTATATGACGGCAATGGCGACCTGATACCGTTTGATGACCTGACGAACCCGCAGAAAATCAGCATCATTGGCAAAGAGGCAAAAAATCATCTCGTCAACTGTGCCAAGGCATACCACGTAAACACTGCTGTTGACACGGCGCACGAAACGGCAGAGGCCGAGGCCGAGGATTTGGAAATTGAGGACTAGCTATGGCTGGTGAATTGCGTTTTCGTAGTCCAGATTATATTGGTGACACGACCTTATATGCCCGTCTGTATAACGCAGTCGGGGCTATCTACAACACATCGGGAGGGGCGATGGAATCCGTCGTGGCAGGCAACGTTGCCGACTATGATATCGCCGTAACCGAGAACCCGACAACGGGGCATTTCGCGGGAAATATGCCAGCCGCACAACCAGCGGGTATCTATGACTACGACATCTGCAAGAGAGCCGGTGCCAACCCAGCGTGGACGGATAGAGTTGTGGCCCAAGCTGTTGGTTTGCAATGGGACGGGAGCGCAGAGGTTACGCTGGACAGCCGCGCTGTGGCAGGCGACGCGATGACGCTAACAGCAGCCTACGATGCGGCCAAGACGGCGGCGCAGGCAGGCGACGCGATGGATTTGGTGACCGATGCTGTAGACGCTGCGACGTTGGCGACCAGCGCGGTGGCAGAAATAGCCGCTGCCGTATGGAATAGGCTCACCTCGGCGCTGACGACCGTCGGCAGTATTGGTAAGCTGGTTGTCGACTACCTGGACGCCAAAATCAGCACGCGGGCAACCTCTGCTGATGTTTCCTGTACCCTCGCCGTCTCTGCGACCGAGGCCGAGGCGGCGGCAAGCGGAACGCTGGCTATCACATTGTGGCACACGTTCAGCCAGGCGGTATCCAGCACGGTTACAGCCGATCTGTCATCGGCGACGAAGCTCTGGTGGGCGGTTAAACTAGACCGCGAGGTCGATACCGATGCCGAATCGTTGGTGTTTGTGGAAGAGGCCGGTGGCCTCCAGTACCTGGGACGCACTGCCTACGCCGGGGCAGTGACGAATGGGTCGATTGCGGTTAGCGGCGAGAGCGGAGATTGGGAGGTCACATTGGGATTGAGTGAGGCGGTGACGGGCGAGCTTGCATCTTGGAAGAACAAGTCAACGGTGAAGGCGGAGGTCAAGGCGCTGATAGCCGGCGATACGGTGAACGTGTGGTCCGGCTCGTGCACGATCTCTGCCGAGTCGGTGAGGGCGGTATCGTGATGGAAAAGTCGGCGGCGTTGTTCAGGGCTTCTAACCTCGTGGCGATGGATTATCCCCTTACCGCTGCGCTGGCGTCTGCCTTGCAGATATGCGACCAGGCCGTGGTCGTGATCGGTCCCTGTTTCGACGAGACGTGCGATCTGGTGCACGATCTCCAGGCCGAGCACGGGCACAGCCGCGTGCTCATACGCGGCCAGCTGTGGAAGTTCGACCGGACGTGGCAGGAGCGGGTGTGGGATTGGGGGGCAGAGATGGTCCCGGACGCCGAGTGGTTGATGTATCACGACGCCGACGAGGCGATCTGTGAGAGCAGCGTGCCGGCGATCCACACCGCGATGGCCGATCCGGATATCTGGCTGATCTCGTTTCCCTACGTGCATCATTACTGCACGCCGGATTACGAGCACTTGGCGCCGTTTTATCCGCGCAACACGCGCCTTGGCCGGCGGTCGCGGGGTTACCGGATGCGCAACTGGTGTAGCGACGAGACGCCCAATCACGCGGTGTGCCAGATGGTATATGGCGACGACGAGCGCAACGCGCACGCCTGTCGGGACGAGCATGTCGCGCTCTTGGAGACGCCGATCCATCACTATGGCTGGTGCCGGAATGGGCATGCGATGGCATTGAGCAACGTCAAACACCGTGCCTGGTACGCCGACGGCGACGGCTGGGAGGATGGCCACCTGGAGGAGATGGAGCGGCCGTATGATTTCAAATTGCAGGAGAAGCTGACGGCCGGGCAGGTGGTGCAGTACGATGGGCCGCACCCGGCGGTGATGGCCGATTGGTTCGCCGCACACGAGGAGGAGTGGGAAGGGATCGATGGCTGATTATCCGACGAAGATGCAGATACAGGATCAGATACATGGTATTGCCTACATCCCCGATCACGAGATCGCGGTTTTTTGCCGCTATGTCGAGGGTGCGCAGCTCCCCGTGGAGATCGGGGCCGGATACGGGGCGACGGCCATCGTGATGCTGTGGTGGAACAAGGCAGCGCCTCTGGTCGTCTCTATCGACCCGTTCGTCACCGACGGGGTGACTAATTGGCATTCCACCCGCGTGATCACGGCCGGCAACGTCGAAAAGGTGATGGGCGAGGATTACGAGCGCTGGCTGCTGTACGAGGATTTCAGCTACAACGTGGCGCCGGGCTGGGCGCACGGGCCGATCGACTTCCTGTTCCTAGACGGCGATCACCGCTACGAGGAGGTCCGGCGCGATTGGGAGGATTGGCTTCCGCTGGTGCAATCTGCCGGCATCGTGATTTTGCACGATTCGCGCCGGCTGCCGGATCCGGAGGGAAAGTGGAAGGGGCGGTTTAACCGGGGATGGCCAGGGCCGACCCGGCTGGCCGGGGAAGCTCTGCAGGACAATCGCGTTGAGTTGGTCGAGGAGGTGGGATCGATGACGATTTGGAGGAAGCTCTAATGAAAGTCTACGTACATATTCCGTTGCCCGGGATCTACGTCGGGAATGGTGGGCAGGTGGTGCTATTCGCGCTGGCTCACGCGCTACGCCAGCTGAAGTACGAACCGGTGTTGTTCGGGGTGAAAGAGCTGCCCGAGCCGGAGGCTTGGGACTGGCTCTCGCACTCGTGTTTTCCGTTCCGGCGGATTACCTTGGCTGACGTGTTGCAGGACGAGGGGGAATATCGCGTCGTGTCGCTGCGGTTGGAAATACTGCGCCCGGCATTGGAGCGAGCGCTTGGGCGAGGTGCCTTATCCTGGGCGCGTGAGCATTTGCGATATTGGTGCAACGACGAGCTGCTGCGCGCCGGCGTGGAATACGATCGCGCGCGTGAGTTTGCCAAGGAGCTGCCGGGCCCGCTGCACGTGACCAATCCAAGCCTAGGGCAATTCTACTGGGATCTGGGCTTTGGCTGCGTCATCGGGCTGACGCCCTGGATCCCGCAGCTATTCTACGCCGATGAGGCGGTCCGGGTGCCCGGCCGCGTGGGGTATTTGCCGGATAATGGGCCTGATGATCTGTTGGAACAGCTCGGGATCTCCGACGGCCTGATCTGTGCCGGCACGCGGGCAGACGTGGCCGCGCAGATGCGCACCTGCGACTGGTTTCTGTGGTGGAATGGACCCAAACAAATGGCGGGTTTCGAGGGTGAGGGGCTGGGGCTGAGTCTCTACGAGGCGATGGCGAGCGGGTGCGTGGTGTTATCCCACGCGCAAGCCAATACCCAGTACCTCGAGAAGCACGGGGTGAAACTGTACCAGCGAGCGCGCGGGGCTATGCGCGCTATTCAGGTAACCGGGGAGGCCAGCAAGGAGAGACGGCGGGCGCGACAGATGGCGTTCGTCGCTGAGCATTTCCGCTGGAACTCTGAGCGTGCCGCCATCATCAAGGAGTGGCTCCGGTGAATACGGATGCAGTCGTCGTCATTGCTACGTATAATGAGGCCGAGACTATTGGCTGGCTGCTAGACACGCTGCGGCAATACCATGTGATAGTAGTCGACAGTGATTCGCCGGATGGGACGGCGGCTATCGCCGAAGATCATCCGAACGCCTTCGTCATTTTGCAACAATACGGTCCGATCGCCGGCGCGTACCTGAATGGATTCGGGTGGGCGCTGGCTGAAGGATGCGAGTACGTGGTGCAAATGGACGCCGGCGGGACGCACGATCCAGTGCTGGTGCCGGCGATGCTGGCCTCGGCGCGGCGGATGAGGGCAGATCTGTTGATCGGTTCCCGCTTCACCCATTGGCCGGGGCAGTTCAGCTACCGCATGGTGATCAGCCTCGGAGCCGCGGCCCTGATGCGCGCCAAGGGGGTGCCCGTGCGCGACGCGACCAGTGGGTTTCGGATCTGGCGCGCCGACGTACTGCAGCAGGCGATCGCGCGCGACGTCACGGCGCGGGGATTCGCCTTCCAGCTGGAGCTATTGTGGAACGCGCACAGGGTGGGGGCCAGGATCGGGGAATACCCCATTCCCTACCGGCTGACCAACTCCAGTTTCAAACCGGCGATGGTATGGGAGGCGCTGCGTATCGTCAGGGGGCTAACGTGAGTGGAGAAGTGAGTACGCGCGTGTTCAATTCGCAGGTCGAGGGGCCACGGGACGCCTGGCGCCAGGAGATGTTTCAGGTGCTATTTGCCGACCTGGCGGCTGACTGGGAGAGCAAGCTCAACCTGAGGAATTGGACCGTGCATTGGTTGGTATCCGATCCGGTCGACGACGACGTCGATACGGAGGGGCAATGCAAGGTGCGGATGGATCTGGGTTACCAGGCTTGGATCACGATTGCCGATCGGCTGGCAGACGAGCCGGCGTGGCGGCGGGAGCGCGTGGTTGTGCACGAGCTGTTGCACGTCAAATTCGACGAGCTGTTCCAATTCCTGGCGCATTACCTGGACGAGGAGCACCAAACGTATTTCCGGCGCCTGGTCGAGGTTCTGGTCGAGGATTTGGCGGTGAGTTTCGTCAGATTGCGCGCTGGCGAAGGGGAGGATGAGGATGTCTTCTAGGATCACGTTCTGGACCATCGCACGGGCCTTCGAGGGGGAATTCGACGCGCTACAGCGGCGGGCGATTGCGTCGTGGCGCGAGGCGGTGCCGGAGGCGGAGATCGTGTTGGTTGGCAACGAGCCCGGCGTGGCGGCTTTTGCCCGCGAGATCGGCGCGACCCACGTGATGGACGTGACCTGCAACGATCGGGGCACGCCGTTGGTGAACGACGCATTCGCTCGGGCGGAGCGGGCAGCCAGCTGCGATTTGTTGTGCTGGATCAACTCTGACATCGTGCTAGATGAATCATTTGCCGGGATGCTGAAGGCGCTCGATATTACTGCTGGCCCATTCGTGGTTGGGCAGCGCATCGACGTCGATCGGAAGGGCAACGAGACGCTGCATCCTCCGTGTGGAATCGACTATTTCGTCTATCGCAAGGACACGCTGGGCGAGGTCCCTCCGTTTGCGGTGGGGTGTACGGCATACGATAACTGGCTGGTGTGGGCGGCCATCGAGCGCTGGAGCCTGGAGACGATCGATGCCACGCTGGTGGTGCGCGCGCTACACCTGGCGCACGGATATCCGAAGTGGGAGGACGGCAAGCTGGGGATGATCGCCGGCGACGAGAAGATGGAGAACCAGCGCCTGTTCCGCGAGTCCGGGTGCTCACGCTACTACGGGGTCAACGATACGCAGTTCGTGATGCAGGCCGACGGGCGCATCGTACGGCGGGGTAAGAATCGCGTGCTGGTCACCGGCGGGCGGGGCTGGATCGGCGCGGCGGCCTGCGAGGAACTGGCGCGCGAGGGATACGAGGTCGTGCCTTACGATCTCAAAGACGACCGGGACATTTTCGATTCTGCCGCTCTATACGGTCTCCTGGTCGACGGTTACGAGGCGGTTGTGCACCTGGCGGCTATCCCGCACCCGAAGGCCGGCTTGCGCTGGGAGAGCTACTGGGAGACGAACGTGGCCGGCACGCAGGCCGTGGCTAATGTTGCGGCGGCGGCGCGGATCGGGCGGTTCGTCTATTCCAGCTCAACCGCCTACTACGGCGCACAGAAGGGGTTTCCCTTGGGCACAGGGGGATTGCCGCTGTTGGAGACGGGGAAAAACGGGATTCAACGCTGTCTGGTAGCAGATAGCGCGCCGGAGATGACACCATATAACGAAGCGGCGCTGGGCTACGTGTGTTCCAAGATCGCAGCAGAGGCGGCGTTAGCAGCTTACGCGCTGGCACGGCGGCTAGAAGTGTTCGTGCTGCGGTTTGCGCCGGTGACCCACAGCGGGGAGCCCTGGGCGTGGGATCTGCTATGCGATCGGGACCGGGCCGCAAAGGCTGTCGCCACGGCAGTCAAAGCGCCGGGGGATGGGCGCTGTTTGCGGATTTACAACGTGGCCAATCCAGACGTCGAGATCGTGGATACGACACGTTTTGAGAATTTATCGAGGGAGGCTAACCATGCCGAAACTGAAGAAGAATGAATCGGACGCATCGGAGATGATTTTACGGGACTATCGCGTCAGCGAGTTTCGCGGGGCGTTCCCGTCGGTCGAGACAGACCAACGGGTCGACCTTGCGGCGCTTACAACCGGCGACGAAAGCCCGTTTTTTGTCACACTGCCTATTGCCCGCGTGGGTGAGACCAGCGCCAACGGCCTGCTGTATGACGAGGAGCTCGTCAAGGCCATCGAGGCGCAGCTCGTGGGCAAGGGCGGCATCATGGGCCACATCGAAGAGGAAAAGCGCGCCACCGAGTTTCCGGTCGAGGACGTAGACTGGGTGGGCATTGCGAGAGTGGGTGACACGACCTGGGGTAAGGCATACATCCCGCCCGGCGCGGTGCGGGAATACGTGCGCAGGTTAAAGGCGAGGGGTGGCCGCCTCGCCACGTCGATCTATGGCCCATATGATAAGCGCGAGGCGCTAGGCGATGGGACGTATCGCCTGGCCGGGTTACGGCTGGAGCAGCTCGACCTGGCACCCGCCGATAGAGCGGCCCTGAAGCTGGGAGGGCAGTTCGGCATCACGGCGCAGATGGAGATCGCGGATCTCGAAAACCCAGACAAATCAGACAATCATCAGGAGGATGACGAAATGGAAAAATCACAAGTCATCGCGGAACTCACAGCGAGTGAGATCCCGCAAACCCTCCGCGATCAGATCATCCAGGAGTTCAAGGAGAAGGACGACGCCGAGAAGCGCGTCACCGAGCTGGAGAAGGAACGCGACGCGTTCAAGAAAAAGGCAGAAGATGCCCAAAAGCTCGTCGACGAGAAACTCGCGCACGAGTTTGACGCCAGCCTGGATGCCAAGGTCGCGGAGCTGACCAAGGAGTGGAAGGTCGAAGGCGACGAGGCCAAGAAGAAGGTCGACGCGTTCAAGCTCTCGCTGCGTGACAAGATCGTTTCCGAGTTGGGAGACGGTCGCACAGCCGAGAAACTGGACGCTGCGGCCACCGCGGCCTGGGAGGCGCTGAAGCCGATCGCCGAGACCGTGCGCGATGCTCTGGCCGGACCTCCGGCCCGCATCAGCGGGAAGCCGGCGCACAAGATCGAGGATACCCCCGAGGCACGGCGCGCAGCGCGCCAGCGGGTGGGGTTCTAGGAGGGATGAACGATGGCTGACATCAGTTTGACTGCTGCAAACATCCGCGCACTGGTCGAGTACGGGGCCGTGGTGGTTCCGGGCAAGGCAGGCGCATCTCTCTCCATCGGCCAGCTTGTCTACGAGGACGGCACGAACGGCTGGAAAGCTGCCGATGCTGACGTATCCGCTGCCACTGCGCGAGCGCAGGGTATGGTCGTCGAATCATACGACGGCGATTCCACCATCGCCAGCGGCGAAGCTATCAGTGTCTGCCTGTTCGGACCTGTGGGGGGACTCTCCAGCCTGACGGCGGGGTCCAACTACTACATCTCGGACACGGCAGGCTCGATCAGCGACGACGCCGACACCTACGATCGTATCGTCGGTTTCGGCCTCACCATTGCTGAAGAAGTGTGCTTGTTCCTGCACTTCCAGCAAAACGATCCGAGCTCGAGCTAGGAGGGATGAAAAATGGCCGAGGTACTAGGAGTTCAAACGTTACAAAACCTGGCCCTCCCTACGGGCTGGGACGCAACCAAAATCGCGCAGTGGGCATTGCGCGACGGGATCACCTACGGCGAACTGGTCAACACCCTGGCGCTGGCCCTGGCGGATTTTAACCAGGACATGGTCAACGACTGGGGTTGGTTGTTCGGCCTCACCGAGGAGATCGGTATGGAGTACGAGCAGGGCGGCAGCGTGACCGAGATGCCGGAAATTACCGACCTCGACACGCCGCCCACCGTGCACGGCACGACCATCGGGCACATGATCGACCTGAAGGCCTATGGGCGCGGAATCGGCGGCACGAAGCGCTATTTCCGCGATGCCCGCAGCGCCAAGGTCAACGCGGCGATCTCCACCCTGGTACGCCAGGCGCGCTGGCGCTTTGAGAAGAAGCTGCTGACACGCTGGTTCACAAACACCGAAAACTCTATCGGCAGCGCGGGCTACGACGTGCCATTCGTGCGCGGGACCGGCGGCAACGTGGATTATGCGCCGCCTGCGTTCGACGGCGAGGCGTTCACCACGTCGCACGACCACTATCTGGGCGTGGACAGCGACACTTACGGCTACGACGGCGTGCTCGACCAGCTGGCCGAGACGCTGCAGGAGCACGGGCACAATCCGCCATTCACGGCGATGGTGTCCCGTACCGACGTGGCCAGCTACCTGGCGTTGACTAACTTCGTCGAGGTGGTCGATCCGGTGGTGCAGATGGTGGATCGCGCCGGCGCGACCAGCGGTAATCAGTTTTTCGCCGTCGGTCAGCGGGCGTTCGGTCTGCTGGGCTACTACCAGGGCGAGTATGGTCTGGTCGAGGTGCGCTTCAGCGCACGCATTCCGACGACGTATGCCGGGATGTGCAAGAGCTACGGCGCGCTGGCGGCACAAAACCCGCTGGCGGTGCGCGTGCATCCGGAGGTGGGATTCGGGGCCTACGTGGTGCCCGAGACCACACCGGACGACGACTACCCCGTGAAACAGCTCAGCGTCGAGATGGAGTTCGGCGTCAGCGTCGGGCAGGACCGCACCAACGGCGCGGCCGCATTCCTGGACTCTGACGGCTCGTGGTCCAACCCGACAATCAGCTAGGTGTGAGCGGGTAAAACAGAACAGGAGAGGCCGGTCAAATGCTACATCTAAACTGGGTGGCATTCAACTACCACAAATACGACGGCTATGGGCGGTACAGCCTACACCTTATCCGGGCGCTGAACCGGCTGGGTGTGGAGGTCCACCCCTTGCTCACCGACCAGGTGCGTTTACCCGGTTGGATGCAACGGATGGCCGGCCTCGACTATTCCAATCTAACGATCACGTGTACACCACCGTTTATGCTATGCCCGCTACCGGGCAAGCAATGGAACCTGACGATGACGGAGGGCACGCAGCTGCCAGTTGGTTGGCCGCCGCACATCAACCGTTGTGTCGAGCGGGTAATCGTGCCCTGTGAGCACAACCGGCGGGCCTTTGTCTCCAGCGGCGTCAAGGTGCCGGTTGACGTATCGCCGGGTGGAACCTGCCCGTGGGAGTTCCCTGTGATAAGGCGCGACTACCGGAATAACGGCCACCGGCCGTATACGTTCCTGGCGCTGGCAGACAGGGGGGCGCGCAAGGGCTGGGTCGAGGTATGGAGCGCGTTTTACCAGGCGTTCGGCCCGCCAGAAAAGACGCAGGACGCGCGGCTGCTGATTAAGACGAGGCCAAATACCAACGATCTGATCGACCGCATCATCCCGGTGACGAGGGACCCGCGCGTGCGTTTCTGGAACGACGATGCGGAGAATATGGCCGACGTGTATATGCAGGCCGACTGTTTCGCCATCCCCAGCAGGAGCGAGGGCTGGGGGATGCCGCACCGCGAGGCGGCGATGATGGGGCTGCCCGTCCTGGCGACGCGCTACAGCGGGCTAGAGGACGGGATCGACCACTGGGCGATTCCCATCGAATCGTACCAGATGGAGCGCATCGACAATGAATTTCTGCACCTGAAAGGCGAATGGGCGCGAGTAGATACCGACGAACTGGCCGAGAAGATGCGCGGGTGTTATGACCACAGGCAGGCGGCAGCCCGGCGCGGACAGCAAGCGGCGCAATGGTTGCGCCAGCACCAGACCTGGGACCACGCAGCGCGGAGGCTGCTGGCGCTGATCGAGGAGGCGGCGTAATGGCACTGACGAGCGATCAATTGGCCGATATGCAGGCCGATCTGGGGATTACGGACGACGAGGCCGTGTTCACCGACGTGGAACTGAACCGGCTCTACGAGCGAGCTGGAAGCGACTACGATAAGGCCGTCTATTACGGCTGGCGGCAGCTGCTGGCCAACGTGGCCAAGTTCCACAACTATACCGCCGGGATGACCAAGGTCGAGCGCGGGCAGGTGTTCGATCACGTGGAGAGGATGGTCTCCCACTGGGAAGGCAAGGTGAAGGGGGCGCAGCAGGTCGGTATGGCCGGGTTGCTGAGCATTCCGCCAAAGAGCAAGGACGCACCCAGTGTCTGATCGTGGAGATTCCTGGACCGGGAACAGCTTTCCGTCTGGATGGACCGGCACGCTCGACCCGGCAGTGGACGCGGCGCGTATCGTGGCCGACAAGACGACGAGCATCACGGCCGTGCGTGCCGGCTCGGCACTCGACGCGCAGAACGTGCGCCTCGAGGGCTTGAGCGGGAGAGGCAGGCAGGTACAGACGGCACCGGGGATAACGGCGCAGGTGGACGTTCTCATTATAGGTTATAAAAGCCATCCGGCCGTTGACGATACCGACTTGCAGGTGGGAGACCGTTTTGCCGTCGGGGGGGTGAGTTACGAGGTGATCAATGTGGTGCCGGGACTGGTGAACCAATTCCAGGCATACGCCAAGGTGAGGCGATGACGGCGGAGGGTTTTCGCTGGGAGGTTTCCCCGGAGCAGGCATTTCCCGCTCTGGCCGAGGCCTACGTGGCGGCGATCCACCAGGGCGTGGTGGCCATCGTGCAGCGTTGGGCGCCGGAGATCGAGAACTGGATGAAGCGGAACGCGTCCTGGACAGATCGCACGGGGAACGCGCGGCAGACCTTGCACACAGAGATCGAGCAGGTGGTTAATCAAATGGTCGAACTGACACTTGCGCACGGAGTGCGTTATGGTATCTACCTCGAGCTGCGCAACGCCGGGCGCTACGCCGTCATAAACCCGGCGCTGGATCATTTCGCGCCCAAGGTCTGGGCTGACGTACGGAGGATGTTATCGTGAGTGTGTTGAGCGCGGCAAAGACGATACTGGAGGCAGACGCAACGTTGGTCGCGGCGGCCACCGGCGGGATATGGGACTACGACGAGACCGGGCGGTTGGGAATCAACCGGACCACGACGCCGGCAGCGTTCGATTCCAATGAGATCCTCAAGCCGTGCGTACTATTGAAGCTGCGCTCCAGCACGCCAGATGGAATCCTGGCCGATGACGCGAGCCAGTATACCAGCGTGCGTGAGATGCTGGAGGTGTGGTTTTACGAGGAGGAAGGATATACGAACATAGAGACGATGCGAAACCGGGTCTACGCGCTGCTGCACGCGCAGCAGCTCACGGGGACATTTCAGGTATTATGGCAGGGGGACGTGCGTGGCCAACGCGACGTGGAAATGGATGCCAGCGTGGAACGCTCGGATTACCTGGCCATCACCAGTAAATCAGTTTAGGAGGAAAATCAAATGAGTTTCGATTCATACGGAGCACCACAATTCGGTCTGAACGACGTCAAGATCGCCGTGTGGAATGCCACCGACGACTACGGGACGGCGGTCGACATTCCCAGCGTGCAGCTGATGGGCACGGTGTTAGCGGTCATCGCGGCACAGCTCGAGGGCGACGACAAGATCACGGACTCGGCAGCTAGCACCATCGGCGGCGAGGTGCGGATCCGCTTCGGCTCGGTGTCCATCGCGGCGCTAGAGGTGCTGTTGGGCATCTCCTCGACGGCGTCGGGGTCGGCGCAGGATCATCTCAAGATCTCCGGCGGCGAGGCGATGCCGTATTTCGGCATCTGCGGTAAGATCAAGGCTACCCAGGGATCGGGAGATCTGCACGTCTTCTTGCCCAAGGTCAAGATCATGGACAACGTGACCTTGGCCGAGGCGCAGTACGGGCAGTACATGATTCCGGAGGTATCCGCGCAGGCTGTTGACGACGACACCTATGGCATCGTCAACCTTATCGAGCACGCGACGGCTGCCGACGTGGCTATCCCGCCCACCAACATCAGCTAAGATGATGGCTAAAAAGACAGCGGAGATTAAGCCGACTTCTGGGGCGCAGTGGCGCAACGAACGCAGGGAAGGTTTCCCGATCACGCTCCCGTCCGGCAAGGTGGCCCGGCTCGGTTCGGTGGCGTTGGACGTGCTGATCACCAGCGGGCGCATCCCCGATGTGCTGACGCCCATCGCGGCCAAAACGCTGTGGTCTGAGATGGACGCAGACACCATCGGGGATGCCGTCGAGCTGGCGTCCGGCACGGCCGAGCTATTCGACCTCGTGTGCAAGGCCGCGTTTCTGGAGCCTCGCGTCGTCGATGACCCGCAGGCGGACGACGAGATCGGCGTGGAAGATATCGAATTCCACGATAAGGCGTTCGTGTTCCAGGTGGCGATCCAGGGGGTATCGGCGCTGCGCAAATTTTGCGAGCGACAAGCGCGAGGTCTGGAACCTGTACAGCCTGGCCAAGACGACGAATCAGCGACCGAGTGACATCGTCTGCGTAGCGGATCGGTGGGCGGCGTACCAGCTAGACAATGCCGTCGTGACCGTGGGCCTGGCCATCGAGGCTGCGTTGCACGAGATGGAGGAGACGGGCACGGGACAGCACAAAAAGTCGCGGCCTAAATACACGCTGGCCCAGCTGCTGGAGCCTGGCTTTTTCCTGCCTTCTCCGGAGGATAGGAAGGCGGCGGGCGTGGCGTCGTTGCTGGCGATGGCAAATAAACCGGGGAGCGGTGTGAAGATGTTCAAGGCGAAGGACGAGTAATGGTCAACTGGGAAGGCGCACCGGCATATCTGGGGGGCGCGGGGGCTCAATCCCTCGGTACCGCCAAGGGCTCTATCGTCATCGATACCAGCCAGGCGGAGCAGGCCGTTGGGGCCGTGCGGAGGGTGGGCCAGAATATGGCCCAGTCGCTCGGCTCGGCGTCGACGGGTGTCAACAAGTTTGTCAAGGATATCCGCAGCTTGCGCAGCGAGCTGTTAATGCTGGGCACGGCCGCGGCCGGAATTACCTTATTCGGCCTGGGGAGCGCCAAGGAACTTCGCAACTACCGCGTGCAGTTCAACCAGCTGCTGGGAGACGAGCGCAAGGCCGCCGAGGTGATGGAGCGGTTGACCGACCAGGCGAACCGGTTTGGACTGGAGATCACCGAGGTGTGGCAGCTGGGGCGCGCGCTGATTCCGGTGCTGGAGGATGGGGCCGCCTCGCTCGACGTGTGGGTGAAACGGGCGGCGCTGCTGGCCTCCACCAACCCGCTGAAGGGCACCACGGACGCCGTGCGCGCCATTCAGGAATACCTGGCAGGTCAGCCGAGGTCTTTGCAGTTCCTGTTCAACGTCGATCCGAATCTGATCCAGGAGGCCAAAAACCAATACTCCGATGTAGGCCAGCAGTTAGACTACATTCTGACACGCATGGGCGCCACCGAGAAGGGCGCCGAGCAGATGGCCGATGCCTGGGTATCGGTGAAAAATGAACTCAAGCTGGTGATGGCCACCGCGTTTACCCCTCTCCTTGAAGCACTGCAACCTATTCTGCATAGCCTGGCCGAGCTGCTATCGAATATCCGCGAGACGGCACCGGGCCTGCTATCCCTCGGCGCCGGATTCGCCTCTATCGTCGCCGTTGGCGCACCTCTGCTGGTGTTTCTGGGGCAGGTCATCGGCTCGTTGCAGAAGATCAAGACGTTGATCCCCACTATCAAAGCGGCTGGCCCAGCCCTAGGCAAACTCGGGCTATATGGCGGGGCGGTGGCTGCCGGCGGCGCTGCTGGAATAGGTATCGTGCGCGGCATCGGTCGCGCCACCGGTGACGAACGATTGCAGAACTATGCCCTCAAAGACGCTTGGACGACAGTCAAGCAGGCGATATTCGTGGTCCACGATATGATGACCAAGGTCGGCGAGATGGTGGCCATCGTCTTGGCCAAGGCCGGACTCGGCTTGGCGGACGTAATCAACAGTATCGTCGAGACCCTGGGGCATACGTTGGAATACCTCGGAGACCTCTTACCCGGCGAGGCCGGTAAGAAGATCGGCGGCTTCGGCCAGCAATTGACGGGATTCGCAGCCAGTTACGATGAGAATCGCGACGAGTGGTTACGCAATTTGGTTGAGGAGATGGAGGCAGGGCGCAAGGAATGGCTGCAGGGCGTCTACAGATTTATGTTCCCGGAAGGGCAGCAGCCGGCTGCAGATACCGGTGGGGGTGGCGCCGGGGTTGGAACGGGAGCGGCCGCCGGCATCGACCCGGAAGCCCTCGAGGTATTTCGTCAGTACGAGGAGGAGCGGGACCAGATCGTCGAGGAGGCGGCGAGCGAGCGCGAGCGTATCGAGCAGGAATCGGAGGAACGGCGCACGGAGATCGTCGAGGATTTTGCCCAACGCCAAGCGCAAGCGCTGGAGGATTTCAACCGGGCGCAGGACCGCTCGCTGCGGGATTTTAACCGTTCCGAATCGCGTATAGAGGAGGAATACTACCGCAATCGGGCTCAACGGGCGGCTGAGTTCGGTATCGAGATTCAGCGAATGGAGGAAGATCACCAGCGGCAGATGCAGCGGTTGAGGGAGGATCACGAAGCACGGGCCTACGATCTGATTGCCGCCCGCGATGCGTTGGGTCTGATCCGCGAGCAACGGTCCTACGAGCGCAAGCGCCGGCAGGCAGAGGAGGACTACCAGGTCACCGCATCCAGGCGAAACCAGGACTTTGCCCGCGAGTTGGCCGAGAACGAAGCCCAGTTCCAGCGGGCGCGCGAGCAGCGGTTGGCTGATTTCGAGCTGCGTCGGGCAGACGAGCAGGCCGATTTTGATCTGCAGCGAGAGCGTGAGAGGAAGCAAAATGAGGAGTTGCTGGCCGAGCTCGACCAGGCATTGGAGAAGGAGTTAGACTTGCTTTCCAGCAAGACGGACGAGGCGTTAGCGTTATTGGAACGCGAGACGACGAGGCGCATCTACGCCATAGATGCAGCCCTGGTTGCCTCATTTTATACCGTCCAGGATGCGGTGATTACGACGGCAAATCTGATGCAGTGGCTTGGTGAGATGACAGCTAAAGCCAGCAGTACGCCTGTGTCAACTATGCCAGTTGCAACGCAACCCCAACATATCGAACCGGTTACGCCGGGCCTACAGACGGGGGGGTATGCGGCCGATGGGCTGTGGCGATTGCACGACCGCGAGTTCGTGCTCAATCCGGACACGACGCGGATCGCAGAGCAGATGGTACAGGGCAAATTGACCCAGCAGGCGATATTGAATGCGATAGGGGCCGGAGTTGCGGGTGGCAACGGGCGCGGGCAGGTCGTGTACAACGACCGCCGGGAACTGCGATTCTACGGTGCTCTGTCGGCGGAGGAGAGACAGGCGATCCGGGCCGAGATTCTGCAAGATACCCAGAAGGCTATCAAGGCCGTGGTGGGGGCGTAATATGGCATCCAGCTACAAGATCGGCGCGACGCACGAGAGCCTGACGAGCCTTTCGAGTCTCGAAGAGGCCGTGCCGGAGCCAAAAAGCAACTACAAGCCACACAGCCGTTATCTTGACCTGGGGGACGGCACGGTGCGGGGCGCCGGGTGGGCCGAGGCCGAGTGGCGCTGGAGCGTGCTGCCGACGCGCGCCCAGCGCGACCAGCTGAAGGCGTATTGTTCCGGGGCATCGGCTGAGGTCTACATCCAGACGCGCACCAACGACGGCGAGGACGCCTTCGACGAGTTCACCGCCATTATGATCTGGCCAGAGGATGAGGACAAGGTGTACAGCACGCGGCGCGATTTCGTCATTCGGTTTCGCAAGCTTGAGGAGTACGAGGAGTAGAAATGGCGCGTGCATTGGATGCCGGCGAGCTGACCTACCTTCGCAGCGAGGGGCAGCATTCTCGGCTGTTCCTCGCCATCGACGTCCCGGACGTGATGTGCACGGCACAAGTGAACGGCGCGCCATCCTCTAACGATCAGGTCTACGAAATCACCTACGATAACGCCTCGGAGGAGGCGTACGTCGATGCCATCCCTGGACAGACTGTGCTCGTGGGCAGCACGGAGGGGGCGTGCGATAAGGGCATCGTGCGCCTACGTGGGACGCTGCCCGATACCAGTGGCACGGTGAAAATCGGTGAGACGTCCAAAATAGACTGGGCCGACGACGACTACCTCACGATCCTGGACGATTTCAGCCTGTGGGCGCGCCACATCTACATCGACGGCGGCGGCAACGTCTACATGGACCGCGACATCGCCTACTCTGACCAGCACGAAGATTGCGATCCCGTGCCTGTGCTGGGGCCGGACGCGGTGGCATGGCTCACAGGTGAGACGGTTGATGTAGAATTTGACGCCTCCGATTCCTGGGTGGTTGGCTCCAACATTTCCGCGTATTCGTGGTCTTCGATGGGGTGTGATTCCATCGACGGCGATACCACGGCTACCCCGACGATCACGTATAGCCTAGCTCGCCGCTATCGGGTAAGCTGCGAGGTTACGGCAGCGAACGGCAAATCATTCACCGGCTACCGGCGGGTGTTCGTGTTCGACGACGAAAACCCGCCCACTACGGCCTTTCGTCTCAACTCGTGCAGTGGGGACTATGAGCGTGGGGGCTGGCGCTACTCCGTCACGTTGTACGACGCCGCCGATTTCGACGCTGTGCGTGATAGGGCATACGTCATTCTATTCGCCCGCGATTGGTACGGTGGAGATGAGGTATCTATCGGCCCTGTAGACGGCAGAGAAAACATCCTCTGTGCCGGGTGGATCTCTGGCGAGTCGATTACCTGGGATGTCGAGCAGGGCACGGTAACCTTCGAAGTGTGCGGGCCGCAGGCGTATTTTAACGCCATCCCCGGCTTTCCGATGGGCGTCGAGGACTGCGGAGAGTCGCCCGACGTGTGGACCGAGTTCGAGGATCTGACGGTCGACAGGGGGTTGTTCCACTTTTTGCACTGGCGTACCACGGCCACGCTGTTGATGGACGTGCGGGTCACCGGCGACGAACGCGAAATACTGGCGTTCGAGGCACCGCTGGCGTCGCTGTGGCACCAGATGCAGGCGGCCGCCGAGGGTGCTATTCTGGCCCGCCCGCTGTGTGACCGCTACGGGCGGCTGTTCGTCGAGGTAGACACGCAATATATGCCAAGCCGGGTCAGTGTGCCCACCGTCCAGGCGCTGACGTCTGTGGATTGGATTGGACAGGTGGATATTGACCGCATCATTGTACCTGAGGTGGGGCAGGTCAATCTATCCGGTGCGTTGTATAGCGGCGGCACAGGTATACCGTTGTTTTCTCTCTCTCCCGGCCACGTGCCTTACGATACCGGCGATGTCAAGGTGATGGACAACCTGGCACTCTCCGGTCAATCGCAGGCCAACACGCTGGCTGGATTGGCGCTGGGCCGGGAGCGCAACGAGTATCCGGAGTTCAACGTCAACCTGGCGTCCAACCATCGCGCCTGCGACATTTGCCCGGTGCAGTATTTGACGCTCACTGTTGCGGAAGGCGATACGCTGCGGGGCATCGAGCTGACGAATCACCCGATCGTGCCGCGTTCGATCTCGTTCAATTACGACCACAGCACCGGCGTGCTGCTGACGTCTATCCGCGCCGAGGGGCAGACCGACGAGCTTGAATCGTGCGATGGGGATCTGCCAGCCTGTATACCCGTGGCGTCCCTGCCGGCGATCACCGTGAGCATCGTTGAACCGCAGGGCGTGGTATATGCGGGGCAGGATGGCGGCGGCGTACAGGTGCGCTCCCACGCCGGCAGCTGGTCGGCGTACAACACCGGCTTGAGCGGCGATGCGCTGACGGTGTACGACCTGGCGATCGATGCCGAAACGATGGGAGAAGGGCTGGCGTCTTTGACGGCCTACATCTGTACGGAGGGCGGGCTATACAAGACGACGACAGGGGGCGGGTCGTGGTCAAAGCTGACATTGGACGAGCCGGAGGAGGGGATGGGGGAGCCGGACGTCGCCTGCGTGAAAGTGGTCAACGGCTCGGTGTACGTGCTGGCCCACCTATCCGCCGAGGAGAAGGTGTGGCTATACCTGAGCGTGGATGGCGGCACGACCTGGAACTGGGCGGAGGTGGTCGTGAACGAGGCCACGCTGACGCTGGAGGACTCTGGAGGGGCCAGCGATTATGACAAGGGCCGCAAGCTCATTCCAAGCGCCGACGCCAACACGACGGCCTGGGCCATCGATGCCAGCGGATCAGGGACTCGTTACCGGGATAACGCGCAGACGTGGCACGATTTCTCCGAGTCCGGGGAGGATTTGGATCCGAATATTGATATTTTCATCGCCGATGGGCGATTGGTGAGCGTTGGCGATGATGGCGCGGCTAACTGGGATGATGGAGCAAGCACGCCCTCGCTGGAGCGATTCATCGGATGCAACGGCTTCAATGGCGGCGTCGATATTCTGACGATGCCGCTGATAGGGTGCATCCCGTTTGACCAGTACGGCGGCGGATTGGCCGGGTATTTTCTGGAAAAAGATCGTATCTGGGAGATATGGCAGGGCACAGCCCCACCAGACCCGTGCTGGTACTATTTCGCCGGATACGTGACCGGCTGGCCGGAAATGCTACCCACCGACTGTGGGAACCCTCGTTTCATTGGTCCGAAAATCTCGACATACGTTTTTTGGCTCACCACCGACAGTAAAATCTATAACTGTGAGCGCGTCACGACCGATCATGGCGGTGGCAACTATTCGTATGATATCACGTTCACCGAGGAATGGTCAGGCGCCAGCGGTCCCACCGACAGTATCTTCGAGTTCGACGGCGATTATTTCGCCGCGCACTATGACACCGCGCTGCTCAAGTTCAACGGGGTGGATTCGTGGGACGACGACGGCGTGGAATGCACGGAGCGCATCGTGTGCGGCCACGCCTGGGATCCGGGCGAGGACTACAGCATCGCCGTTGGAACCGATACCGGGGTATACATCCTGAACGACGACGGCGACGCCTACATCCGGGTTGCGAATCTGGCCAACGTGAGGCGCATCATCTGCATCGTGGAGGACGACGAATACTACATCCTGGCGCTGACACCGGTGGGCATTTACCGCATCGGCCCACTGCCGGGCACCGCGTTCACGTTTTTCGTGCCGGAGGACGGCCGGGCGCACCTGATGGACGTGGACTGCGAGGGGGCATACGTTTATTTCGGGTTGATCGACGACGGCGACCTGCCGGTGCTGATCCGCGCCGCCGCAGACCTAAGTAGTTTTGAGGCGATTTTATACTCCGGCACAGGGACGTGGGGCGGGGTTACGTGCGACTTGTGGGATGCCGACAAGCTGTGGACCTTCGGCGATTGGGGAGCGTCGATCAAGGTGGAATACAGCGAGAGTAACGGCAATGCCTGGACGAACCAGACGAACGGGGATTGGGGGGCGGGCGAGGTCGTGGCCTGGGTCGTCCAGCAAGCTTTTGACGGCGACGATCTGCTGGCGATGCTCTCGGACGCCGAGGAGGTGTGGCGCTCCGAGAACGGCGGCACGCTGTGGAGAAAGCGGGGGGACGCGCCGTTTGCCTCAAGGTGCGGCGTGCGCGGGATGACGTTTTTTGAGCTGGAGATTGCCTGGATGGGATTTCCCACGGACGACACCGCCGTGGTGGCCACGTCCGACGACGACGGTAAAAACTGGGAGACAGACCAGCCAAACGGCACCGGAACGTTGGTGCTGCGCAAGGCGATCACCGTCGAGCAGGGCGCGGTGGGGCAGACACTGGACGGATACTGCGAGTAGACGATGGATGGACTGCGCAAAACACAACGAGAGCTACAACGGCGGCTGAACGAGCGGGAGCCCGCCTTACAGCGTGTGCCCGGTCAAATGGGTGACGGCAACGGCACAGTTGCCATCACCGCCCGCCCCGGCTTCGTGTGGGTTCGCATCAATGGCATAAAGGCGGCGGCATACAACGCGCGCGTGCAGAACATCGAGGATCTGGCCGTGTGGGCGGGGTACGACCCGGTCGAGCCGCAGATGTTCCAGGTGTTAGGCCTGCGCCACGTGTACAAGGACACAGACCTCCCCGCTTTTGCAGCCATTGGACCGCATCACGCCTCGCACGAGTGGGAGTCCGTCACCGGCAGTGATATGGTATACGTTCACCTGCGCCAATGGATGCCGCTGCGGGTCGGCGTCAGCTCCGGGCTGACCGTCGAGGTGAACGGTGGAATAAACCCCACGGCGACGGGGGAATGGTCGTTCGTCGCGTACCAGACGCTCGACCTGTCCGGTGACCTGCCGGCGACCGGGGCGTGCTGGGCGCTGATCTACCTAGACGACGGGACGCTGGCGCGCCGGTTGGGCAACCGCGTGCCTTCCCTGGCCGCCTTGAGCGTCGAGAATATTCCGGCTTTGCAATCGGGGGAGCGGGCGCTGGCGGCGGTAAAGCTCTACGCCGGGCAGACGGGTATCCAGGACGACGCGCATCACCGCGAGATATTGGACCTGCGCTATCCGCAGCCGGCAGACCGCACGCCGCTAACGCTGGAGGCGGCCGTGTGCTATGAGAATTCCGTGGTATGCTGTGAGAATGAGATCGTGTGGTACATCTAGGAGCTAGACTATGGACCTGAAGGAAAAAGCAATTTCGCTGTTGGAGAGCACCGCCTCCGTGAATCTGAACTCGGTGGCCACGACCAACCTGTACACCGTGCCGGACGGAAAGACGGCGTTCATCACCCACGTGGTCCTGCGCGATCTCAGCGACGACTCGCTCGCGGCCGAGGTCACATTTGGGCAGACGGGCGATAAAGATGATTGGATGCGAAAGCTGTTGCTGGGCGATCACCTGGATGCGGCTAACGACGCCATTCTGCTGCGTCCCCGGCAGTTTTTGCAAGCCTCCGATACCTGGGATCCCGGCTCGATCGACGACGGCGACGAGGAGGCCGCGGACGTGAACTGCGACGATGCCGAGCTGGGAGACTTCGCCATCGCCAGTTTCAGCCTGGACGTGTCCGACCTGGTACTCGACGCGCAGGTGACCTCGGCTAATACCGTGACGTGCGTGCTGGCCAACAACACCGGCGGGGCGGTAGACCTTGGCTCGGGCACGATCCGGGTGCGCGTGTTCAAATTCGACGCCGGGTTCGTCGAATACACCGAGGGCGAAGTGTTTTGCATCGACGTGACGACGGCGGCCGGCGCGGCCTGTACCGCGACCGTCGATGTATTCGGATTCGTGGTGTGAGTACGCGCGTACTCACTGGATATTTGGGCTTGCTCAATTCAAATAGCCCAGGGAGTCAGATATCCAGGATGACAGCAGTTTGGCCTGGATCTCGGCCAGCTGGGCCGCGGCAGCCTCGAGTTGATCCACCATCTCGGCATCTGTAGGTCGATAGACGTCGGCAAGCATCACGCCATCGGCGAGGGCTGGGCCCAGCCGGTGGCGTTTCTGTGTCCCAGGCGGCCGGGTATTTGGTGCTGCGTTCGGTGGCCACGGTGTCGCCAAAACGGGGAAATCCGGCGTAGAAATCATTATCCAGGATCTGGACCACGGTTGGAATGTACCAGCGTTTAGCCCGACGGGGATGCCAGGGCAGTCTAAAATTACCTCTTGACAGTTGGCAATTTTTCTTGTATAATTACCAATAGGTGAGGGATTGGCGACCTAGAGGCAACTATGAGACACGTAATCAAGAAAATCCGCGAATCGCATAACTTGAATAGAGCTGAGTTTGCTGGTTTCTTGGATGTGAATCCATCGACGATCACCCGTTGGGAAAAGGGGCAGCGTCGACCGACAGATCAGCAGATCGGCGCTCTCCTGCGTGTCGCACAGCCGGAGCAGCAGCGCGCGCTTCTGGAGGTCCTGGGCATCGAGGACGTGACCCAGTTCGCGGCCGACCTGCTGGCCAGCGCCGGTGTCGTGACGGCAGTCAGGGTGGGGGAGGTAGTCAGGGTAGAAGTAGGGGTTGGGGCGAGGAAAGATGAAAGTTAGGTACTTGCTGCTATTTGGGTCTTTGTCTTTATTAGGTGCTTTTTACGCGTGTGGCCTTGCCGGCACAGCGGAAGGGTTCACGCTTCAGGCGTTCGATTTTGGCCAACATCCTGGCTGGCTGCTGGGTTTGATGCTGGGTCTCGTCGGCGTGGTCTCGATGTTTCAATCGTGGGCTGCATCGAGAAAGGAACGGAACAATGGTTAATGCACAGCGTGGAAAATATCATCTTGGCGATAGCGTCGTCACGCCCGGCAAGGGCATCACGGTCATTCGGAAAGATGCGCGAGGTGTGGCCACGAACTGGCGAGTGATCGTCATCAATTTGGCCGTCGTTGTCATCGTGATCTTATCGGGTCTCTTCTGTATTCTCAGTACGATTCCGGGTTAGGAGGCTGGTTATGGACAAGCTCGAACGGGCAAAACAGATATACCAGGACATAGGTGAATCGTTCCTCAAGTTTTCCGAGAGGATGGACGAGAAGCTGCTCGCCGACATCGAGAGCGGTGTAGCCGAGGCGTTCTGGTGTGAAGAGATTAAGCGCGAGCTGTGGTCTCTGCGCGAGGGGGTGGAGAAATGACACGAGTGGCGGTTTCTGCTACGTTGTTCATCGCTCTTGCGCTGGTCGTCCTTTTTCTGGCCTTGCCTGCGTTAAAGGAACTGTCGAGGGTCTCTGTACCACAGGCAGCACCGAGGCCGCAGGCACAGGTACCCCCACAGTCTCAACCGCAGGCGCCTCCACAGGCACCACCTCAAGTACGGCCGGATATCCAGGAGCTTCCCCCTCTATCCGAGCACGCATTGCAGAAGCACGCCGAGTCTACGTATGTTCACAATTGGCTCAGCACGCACGACGTGAGCGGCTGCAAGTGGGATTGTGGCGATCGCACGCGCTACAATTGCCAGGACGGGTTTGGCAATTGGTTGTTTGCCGTGGTCGAGGGTGCCAGGACGATCACGGCGTTTTTTGTCGATCAAGACTATGGTGTGGGGCACACGCGGGATGATCCGAACTGCTCGAATCTGTTCCATCCGGCGCATCCGTGAGGAGGCTGCTATGACCGTCGTTACACAGGGACCTACGATCACTCTCTTACCAAAGCAAAGGCCGCCTGTTCTGGGTTCTAGATTGGAGCCGGGTGAGGAGCTTTCTCCCTGCCGATTTTGCGGCAGTACGGGGGTGTGCGAGCACCTGGTGGGCGTGATCCGGTTGGAGGGGCGGCCGGTGGGTGTGTGTGCAGAGATGGGAGCCGAGGCAGGCCGACGGCGATTGCAAGAGCTGTTCCATGCGTTGATTCTCGCCTGGCTGAAAGGTCAAGGAGGGTTATGAGTAACTTGGCTATTATCCTAAGTAGTTCATTTGGCGCTGCAGGCATGGTTATCTTGGTCATGTTAGTGCGATCGATCCATTTGAAACGGGGGGGGGAGGAGTGGGTGAGTCGTTGATTGGAATGATTTTGTTTTTCGCTTTGGTGGGCGCTGCGCTTGTGGTGTGGGTGAAGGAAAGGCGCCGGCGATGACGGGCAAGATTGCGAGGCACGGTGGAGCGGTGGGCAGCTCCAACATCTTGCGAGATGGCGAGGGTTCGACTCCCTCCCGATGCCACTCTGGCGGCAGGCACGCTACACGTGTCTCGTCCGGCCAGACCCTCCTTTCAAAGGTGGTGCCCGGGTTGTTGGAGCTCGGGCACCACCAAAGGAGGATCAGAAGAGAGCCGGGGTGGACGGCGATAGACTGGTGGACGGTGGTGCTGGACGCGCTGGTGCTGGCAGTACTGGTGTTGGCGGCCCGGGTGTGAGGGCCGCGATCAGGATCATAGGAGGTGTGTGATGAAAGAGTCAAAGATCGAGGTTCCCGTGTTGATAGGTCCCCCTTGGTTGTGTCCCGTGTGCCGCGCTCCCGGAACGCGATTGGTGAGCTGGCATGAGGCACTATCCGCGCCGCAGGGCGCCCCGACCCAGATCGACGAGTGGGGCGATTACATCTGGTTCCTGTATGGCCGATCGCAGTCGTGCAAGGCCGCCGGGCACACCGGCCGCATGGTGCGCGTGGGCAACGCGATCACGCCGATCGTCTTCCCCTACGACGATAGACCCAGCGGCTGGCGGCCGGTCGAGGAGCAGGCCGCCGACCAGGTCGAGGCCGTGCACCGCATTCAGACGGCGATTGCACTTCTGGTCGGCGTGCTGGAGCTCGAGGAGCGCGACCCCCTGACGGCCCTGGTGTACCGCCTGGTGGCTGGGCGGGTCAAACCCGAGCAGGCCATCGCTGACATCCGGGATATGTTCGACCGGCAGGTGGCGGGTGCATTGGTGCCGGATGAGCTGTGGCGGCCGCCGGCGGCAGTGGCATCCCCGGTGATGGCAGGGGAGGCGTGAGATGGCCGAGAAACGCAACGTGGTGTTGGAGTACCATTTTAGAGGCAGCCCACCTGATTTTCTAGGGGCCTTTGGTACGCCGTGCCAGGTTACTCACGCCGACGTCGCGATAAAGCCGGGAGCCGATCTCCTGGATACTCGCGAGATCTTGCAGCACGAGGGGTTCGAGATGCAGGGCACCGAATTGTTAGAGTCGCATAATAAGTCTGACAGGTTGGATCCTGTTTGGCGCGAGGTGTGGTCCAAGGACCAGGCGGCTGTTGAAACAGAGCAGAAACCGCCGCAGCCACTGGGTGGCAACCTGCACAGCCTATCCCCTAGGGCACAGAAGGCGGTCGAGACGGCCAAGGCGCGGGATACCAGCTATCGGGCGAGCCTGGCGCGTACGGGCGACAAGGCCATCGTGCGCCGGCCGCGCCTGATCGGATACAAGACCAGGCAGTTGTTTGCCCAGGCGATGGCGGCAAACCTGCCCCAGTTCACGTTCAACCAGCAGAGGGACTGGTGGGAGGCGCCATTGGATCAGCTGCCGGCAGCCTACGAGGAGTTCAAGGATTTTCACGCGAACGTGAGCGACGGCGCGCGGGAGTATCTGCAGGAGGCGGGCCATGCCGTTTAGACAGATGACCAAATCCAAGTACCCGCCGCGCCTGTGGGCGCTGGTGGGATACCCCGGCAGCGGCAAGTCCACGTTCTCCACGCAGATGGCCGGCCCGCTGCTGGCGGTCGACGCCGACCAGCGTTACCAGGAGGTCCTGGACCTGGCCGGCAGCCGGGGAGTGTACGAGTTGAGCGACGTCGCCGGTGACAACATCGACGCAGACCGCATCGCGGCCCTCCTGGCGCGCAATATGCCGGAGAGCGACGTCGGAACGATCGTCGTGGACAGCCTGACGGCGATCATCGCGCCGCTGGTGGTACAGGCGATGGTGGACAAGGAAGCCGGGCGGGTCAAGAACCAGGTGGCTGCGTTTCGGACCAAGGCGCTGGCGATGCGTCAGCTGCAGGACGCGGTCACCCGCTGGGGGACCGACGTTCTGTGGGTGTACCACCTGCAGGATGGGCGCGATGGCCAGGCTAAGAAGGTGACCCGGGCGACGTTGAGCCAGACGGAGCTGGCCAGGCTGACGCGTTCGATCAACCTGCAGCTCGAGATCGTGCAGGAGGGCGGCCGGCGTGGGGTCAAGGTGGTGTGGGCCCGCCGCGGGCGCTCGGGGATGACGCTATGGGACGAGTCGGGGGTGTGGGCCGGGATGCCCGAGAGGATCGAGGAGGTGGTGTACGACGGCCTCTCCGAGGACGAGCAGCAGAAGCTCGAGGAGATCCCGGAGGTCTTTCCCGATCCGGCCACGGCCATCGCCTGGGGAATGGATCAGGGCGTGTTCGAGGCCATTGCCCACGCGCGCAACGCATACGAGAAGGTCAAACGGGAGATGCGGCCGCAGGACGCGCGCGAGATGGCGCGCTTCTGGGTGGCCGACGTACAGGGCCGCAAGCTGGCCCAGGATCAGGACAATGGAGGTGAGGGATGATTAGGAATGTTGCCTTGGATGAGTTGAGAGCGCAGGTTGAGGATGAGCAGCGGGCTTTGCAGAAACACGAAGCGGAGCGGTGCCAGGAACGCCTGGATGCCATACGTGATGACTGGGTCAAGCGTCTGGGCCAGGATGTGATCGACGCGTTGCAGGCCGAGTTCACAAAGCAGGTGGCCTATTTCACCTACCGCGACAAGCGCAAGACGATGGAGAATCGCGTCTGCAGCTATAAAGACACCGAGATCAAGCTGGCTGCCTGGATGGACGAGGTCGACGCTTGGTATGTCGAGCGCGAGGGCAAGCGGGACGAGCTCGTGGCCAAACTGCAGGAGGTGCTAGGCGGCGATCCATTTTATGATACTTGGGGCCAGATACAATATGCGGCTAACGATCTGGGTAAGAAGGCCGGCGAGTGGCTGTATGGCGATGACGAGGAGATCCAGGAGCTGCTCGGGCAGGCATTGGCCAAGGTCGAGGCGCTACAGGAGAAGGCAAGGCGCCAGGCTGAAGAGGAACAGCGGCGCAAGCAGGAGGCGGCGCAGGCGCAGGCAGAGGCTCTATTGAAGGCGTTGGAACAGGTGCAGACCTGGGGCGAACTTCTGCAAGTAGAGCTCAGCGCGCCAGCGCGGCCTTATTTCGATGCCTATATCGAGAAGCTCGTCATCCCCTATACCAATGAAACCCTGAAGCGCGTGTACGACGCATATGAGGCGGCACGCGTGCGGGCCCGGGAGCATAGAGAGAAGACCGAGGCTGCCCGCCAGCAGGCCGAACGCGAGGCATTTTTTCCTTTCCTCTATTACCGCGTGCACTATGGCATCGTGGCTGTTGACGTAGATGGAGATTGCTACGTTGATACGCGTACGGTGGATGTCTTGCATGTTCCTCTTATACCGATTTTGCCATTCAGCCGCCGTTGGTGGAGTCCGGCGGATGGCTCGGACGAGATGCAACTATTGCACGTGGTGCGCATCGACCGGGTTAGGGTAGAAAGCGTGGATCAGATGCCGCATTGGTGCCCGACTTGGGTTACCGAATTTGGCGCGATCCGGGTTCCTCCGGAGGACGCTGGGCGGTTAGGTAGGAATATCTGATGGGTTGCGGCGCTGAACGAAACACTCGTTTTGCGTCTGGTGTAGGGTAACCGGGAGCGGCTGCAGAGCGGCGGCGAAACGTGGCCCAGAGGAAAGCGGCCTCTGGAGTAAGGGCGCCTGGGGCTGTGGCCACCACTGAAGGCCCCCGGGGGCGCGAGCTTCCGCCCGGTTACCCGCTATCGAATAAAGGAGAGTCAATGTTGGCAGAATCGATGCGGCAGGAATTGGAGGATGTGATCGCCGGCGAGGGAGACGACGGCCGGACCTACCTGGGAATGAGCCAGATCGGCAAATGCGCGCGCCAGCTATACCTGGACCTGGTCAATGGCCGGGAGTCACCCCGGGGACTGGCCCTGGCGCGCTGCCACGAGGGGATGCTGCACCAGCGGGACGTGGTCGAGCGGCTGGAGCGGGCCGGGGTGCCGGTGCTGGAGCAGAACCGGGAGCTGGTGGCTCCGTTCGACGAGCGGCACCGGGGACACATCGACGGCGAGGTCGACGGCGATCTCCTGGAGATCAAATCCCTGGAGACGCTGGGCGATCTGGCCGATATCAAGAAGAACGGTCCCCGCGAGCACGACCAGGCGCAGGTGCAAGCCTACCTGCGTTACGGCGACTACCAACGCGGATTGATCGTGTACAAGGTGCGGGCCAACGGGGCGTTATGGGTGGCCTACGTCCTGCGTGACGACGCCGCCGGCGAGCGGCTGGAGCGCAAGGCGCGCGACGTCCTGGCTGCCCTGGATCGGGGCCTGCCGCCGGCGTGCACGTGTGGCCATTGCCGGAATGGGAGGCGGCGACGGTGAAAAACCCGCTGCAGGAGGCCGTCCGCATCAAGGCAGAAGAGGACGGTATATCGCTGGCCCAGGTCGAGCAGGAGCTGGGGCTATATGATAGCAAGCTCCATTTTTTCCTGATCGAGGGCCGTTGTTTCAACGCGGCCGAATGCCGCAGGGTAGCGCACTGGCTGGGTTGGGAGGTGGAGCTGGTCAGGTTCGCCAACGAGCTGCTGCGGAAGGAGACGACCGCCGCCCGCGAGATGGAAAAGGCCTGGAATGCGACCCTGGTAGATCTGAACGGAATCTCGCTGCCGTTTTTCACTACGGTGGGATTCGTGCGCCGGCTGCCGCTCAATGATCCGCCACACGGATGTGAACGCTGCGAAATGCGCGAGGCGTGCCAGAAGGCGAGCGACGCGGGAGATTTTGTGTTCTGTGAGCGGGTTTTGAATATGGATCTATGGCCAGAACAAGGAGGTCGGGATGGGTGTGAACGTGTTCGTTTGCCGGAAGATACAGAAGCAGGGACGGCCGTGCGAGCGCACCGCCGTCCGGATCCAGGAACGCAGCAATATGGGGTGCACGGTGCGCTTTCTTCTGGATGGGCAGGAGTTCGAGCGCCGGGTCACCCGGTGCGTGGATGACCCGGCGCGGGATCTCAACGCGGACAGCCCGGTGGGCCAGGCTTTGCTGGTCGCCGGCGTGGGCGACGAGAAGCAAGTCGAGGTGCCGGGTGGATATGTGGTTGTTAAGGTGCTGGGCATTCGCTATGAGGATGCCTGATCATATTGTACATCGGAAAGGGCGGTTTGCGCCCATCGAGTTATCAGGAGGTAAGATATGGTGATCGATTGGCTTGAAATTGGCACGCTGGTCGGTGGAATGTTATTGACGATGTTGCTGCTGGCCGTCGAGCATTGGTTCCCCTGGGTGGAGCATCCCCTGCCCCGAATAAAGGCCTATTCATACGGCGTGGCGGCCATCTTGGCCGGATTCTGGATGTGGCGGCTGCTCAACGACGATTGGCTGACGCCGGCGGGGTTGACGCTGATCAGCCTGGCCGGCGGGCTGATGGTCATTCTGGCGTATCGCTGGGACGGCACCGTGCGGCAGCTGCGCCAGGCGCGCAAGGCAGAGGCGGTCGACGATGAGCTCGCCTTCAAGGAATAAGCGCTGGGAGCGCGTGCGCTCCCTGGAAGACGTGCAGGCTCTCCTCGATCGGGTGGACGAGCGGCGACAGGTGATCCGTGCGCAGGCCTGGCACGAGGGCAGTTTCGACGCCATCTACGAGGAGGCAACGCGGATGAAGGGGGATCTGGCGGCTCTGAAAGCAGCTCTGGCGGCGCGCTGGGAAGAGCTGGTGGCCGGCGCCCGGGGAGAGAATGAGGGAGTTGGAGGCACGTGATGAATATGGATCTGAAAGAGGACAAGGGCGCGCCGGTGATGATCTCGCGGGTGCGGACGTTCAACGTGGAGCGATTCGCGCACCGGTTTCGGGCGCGAATGGTCGGCGCGGCATTGCTGACGCTGCTGTTCCTGTG